TGTAATTGCTTGCGCCATCCAAATGCCTGTGATGTTGCTAAATATGCCGTACAAATAGGCAGCAGCACCTATAACATATAAAGTGATGTTTGACTTCTTATATACCAACTGACCATTGAACACCAGTTCAATGACAATAATTGATATTGCAAGAATAGTACCGACTCCGTCCATGCCGGGGATTTGAAACCCAAATCCATCAATGGAGAACTTTGCACTTACCCACATAAGACCAAGCCCAACCAATAAAGCAGCCCACTGTTTGATACGTTGAATTTTTATTTCATCCATTCTAAACTCCTTTACACCGTGTAAACTTAGGGACTTACACTGACATTACGTTCTTGTATCCACTCAGCACGTAACCTGGATGCTGCATTGTTGGATAATTTCAAAGCAGTCTTTAGCTCCATGTAACCAACTACTCGACCTTCTTTTGACATAATGTCATCCATGTATGCAAACACAGGGTCTTTCAGCTTTGATGGTCTTCCTGTTCCAAAAGTTCTATTAGTTGTTTTAGAACTAACCACCACTCCCTTGTTTTTCCTGTCTATCTTGTCTCGTTTGATCTCATCCAATAAATCATGATGCTGAGTTCGAGTTGCAACAATCATAGCCGCAGGTATGGTCATGGTTGTAAGCAGGGCACGTACTCCAATAATCGCCCAATCTTCACTCAGGATCAATGGAAATGCTTTAGCCACATCCAAGAGAACATTCATGGTTATGACCACTCCAAGATAGAAAGCAAATGCAAAGATAACAAAAGACAAAGGAGCACGTTTGATGTTCTTATCTGAACTGAACCTACGGTTCCATGACCAGAAATCAAGTCCCGTAGAGATTGTGCTAAAACCTAAAATCTCAATCATCACAGCCACAGGAACTGCAACCCACAAAGGAAACTCAAGAACATTCATCATGTGCACAAAACTCATGTAGGCAGCAGGAAGTGGAGCACCCCATGGAGCAATGCTTGCAAGAAGGTTTGTGAAACTACCTTCTATGTCTCGGATGATGTTGTTCAAACTATCAAAGAAGTTCATTTCTGTCCTTGTAATTTAGAAAACTCAATAGCAAGTAAATCTCGTTCAGTTCCTAGCTGTTCAGCAAGTTTCTTTGCATCTGCAAGTTCCTGCTCAAGACGAATACACTTTGTAGTAAGTTCTGCTAAGGCATCATGCATATCCATTGTCATTCTCCTATTTTATTATTTACTCATTCTACCATTATAGATACTAATATACATTAATCTAAGATTAGAATATACCTATTAATTAATCTTAATAGGTATATTAACTTAACAGAATCATACTTAATATTAAAAGATTAATAACTTAATATTAATTAAACAACCTTCCAGACTACGTTTTAGATTGTAGAAGCAATTTAATAAACTGTCAATGGTAAAAAGGTTAGAGTATTATGAGAATCAAACCAACTCTGTAAAATAAGGTAAACTGCTACGCAGTCCGTTACAGATGGTAAAGGATGTGTAGGGAGCTAAAGCTCTGTAAACATAACTAACCCTGTAATAGAACCCTAACCCCTTCCAGTTCCGCTTGGTTTCCCCTTCCCCTAAAATAACTTACACGGTGTAAAATAGAATAATACAAAAGGAGAATTCATGTATGAAAAAGTAGATCATCCAGAACATTACAATAAGATCGTTCCAGGAATTGAGTGCATAGATGTTGTAGAGTGTTTTAACTTCAATCGTGGAAATGCTATAAAATATATTTGGAGAGCAGGCAGTAAGCCACAAGAAGAAGAGCTAGATGACATGAGAAAAGCATTGTGGTATATTCAAAGAGAAATTAGTAGGCTGGAATTAGTTCACATACCATGATTAGTATGTTATAATTAGTGAAACCGAAGGAGAAGATAAAATGACAATGGGAATTCCACCGTGGAAAGAACGAGCATTGGATGGCGAGAAAGTGTTCATGATGTGGCAGCGAATGGGGACACTCAACTTGGTTCTCAATCAGCTAATCAAAGAAGGGTTTTCAAGCCCTAGAACTGGTAAACCGATTAGCCGGGCAGCTATTGCAATGTCTGCATGGCGATGGGCAACACGTAATCCTGATCTATCGTTTGAGAAAATGCAAGTTGAACAGAAAGCAAAGGGAGTAGTCGTCAGTCGAGATGAGTGGGATGCTCAGTTGATTATTCATGCCAGGCAATTCTTGACATCTAGTGGTTACGTAAAGTTTATTGAGAAGAATGGTCTTGAAGAAAAAGCGCGATCTGTCTGATGATTTCAGACTGTTAGATATATTTGATGGTCGTTGTCCTATGTGCAGGTCTATGGCAACAACCATACATGAACTCGAACCAAGAAGTCGAGGTGAACGGTCTATGCGTTTCACAAACAGAACACCAATCTGTGATCCTTGCCATAATGAGTTTCATAGATTAGGTGCAAGTGAAAAGAACATAGGTAAGTGGAAAAAGCAGATAGAGAAGTATCTAACACAAATCGGCAGGTTGGAGTTGTATGTAGATGGGTAATGAAGCAAGAAAATTAATAAATGAAATGCAGTTCTCTAAAGAATACAAAGAAAGCATTTATGCTGTCTGGTATGCTGCTAGCAGACCAAGAGCAAACAAGATAGCAGATAAACTACCTCCTGATGAGACTGGCAGATATGTAAAAGCCACAACGGTAGACAAATGGATAAAAGACGAGGGATGGAACTCCAGGGCAGATGCTACTGACATAGAAGTGCAGAAACAGACAGATCGTAAACTTGTAGAAATGCGTATGGACATGATGAAACGTCATGCCAAACAAGCAAGAGACATTGCTGACGATGCTTTCAAGTTCTTGCATGAAGAAGGGTTTGATAGCAGCGCATCAGCGGTTACTGCCTGGGTTAAAGCGGTTGAGGAAGAAAAGAAATCAACAGGCATGCAGATTGCTCTTACAGAAGTATTCTCTTTGTCAGATGATGACTTGAAGAAGAAGTTAGACCAGCTTATGAACCGACTTACAAATGTTGGAGAAGTAACCATAACTAAGGGGGGAGAAGTGATTGAAGGTGAAACTGAAGAAGTAGGAGAAGAAAATGCCATTAGTCCAGAAGAAGGCGCTAACTAACGAGGAACGAAAACAAATGATGTTGCTACTTGCAGAGATGCAAGTACGGGGGATGCCTATACCAGAGATACCACAAGACGCTTTAGCACCAGATCAGATCAAGTGGCCTCTTGATGACAAAGGGTATTTCGTAGCAAATGACGGATCACACTTCAAACCAAATTCAGCACAAGAAAGTTTTATAAATAGCAACAGCAGATTTGCAATGATGTATAGCGGTCGTGGCGGTGGGAAATCCGCAAGCGGAAGTCAAAAAGCCATGAAGAAGATTATGTTGGGTTTAGATGGTGCTATCATGAACCCAGATTTTGAGAACTTCAAATTCTCTACTTGGCCTGAGTTCAAAAAATGGATACCCTGGGGAATGGTAATACCATCTCAGCGGGGTAGAAAATCAGATGCATGGCAACCTACACAACCATTTGTTATGGTGTTTCTGAATGGTGCTAGAGTTTATTGCAAAGGTTTGAAGGATGCAGATAGTGCTCGTGGCCCAAACATAAATTGGCTTTGGTATGATGAGGCAGGGCGTGATATGAACGGGTCTGCTTGGCAGATTGCAACAGCATCCATTCGTGTTGGTAAGAACCCACAAGCCTGGTGTACAAACACAGCTAAACCAACATTTCACTGGACATACAAATTTTTTATCAAGAAAGACATATCTGCTGAATCAATAAGAGAGTTTGGTTTGTTGGGTAAGTCAATGGACGATATTGTTCAAGCATTCCACACAACCACAAACGAAAACAAAGACAATCTTGACCCTGGTTTCTATGCTTCTCTGTTAGCCACATACCATGCTGGGGCTGAACGGGAACGAGAGTTGAATGGTAACTATGTTGATGATGGAGGAAACATTGGAGATAGTTCCAAGATTATAAAGATTAAGGAAATGTCTGATGAGTGGAAGTTTGGTAGGACAGTTCGATACTGGGATATGGCAGCAACCGAAAAGAAACTTGGTGCAAAGAACAAGAATAATCCAGATGAATTTGTAGGAACTAAAGTTCAAGAATGTTTCAAAGAAGTATTGGAAGAAGGAAAACATAAAACCATTCGTCAGTATGTGGTAATGGATCAGGTTGGAGGTTTCTTTGCTTGGGAGAAATTACTAGAAGCAATTACCAATACGTCTCTTGAAGATGGCCCAGCGTGCACTGTGGTTATAGAGCAAGAACCAGCGTCCGGTGGAAAGAACCAGGTTGCAGCAGTACAGTTGCATTTCAAGAAGAACCAAGACTATCCTGAATTACAATATTTCAAGGTTGAAGGACAAAGACCTACAGACCGAGTTCAAGAAGCATACACGTGGTTTGGTTATGCAAACGCTGGAAATGTGTTCATGATTGAGAATGATGCTTGGAACAGTAAATTCAGTGAACAAGTGGATGGTTTCCCAAATGCAGATCATGATGATCGTTTGACTTCATGTTCTGGTGCTATGAGATGGCTGTCACCAAAGTTCAAAAAGTGGTCACAAGCAAGTTTTCTATCAATATGATGCAGTTGAAATTGACACGGTGTAATGGTATAGTTTACTATATGGAGATATGCTTATGGATATTCTAAATGTTCCACCCACAAAGCAACAGGGGCAACGCAGCCTCGATGTAAGTGATGCATATCTCGCTAGGTTTGTTCCTTCTTGGAATAGTCCTCCCACTTTTGATGCTTCAGCATGGCGCAGGGTTGTACGAGCACAAGAGATTGCGGGGCTGTGTAAAGAAACTCTAATCTCATCTATCCTTGCGTTGGATTGGAAGATTACTCCAATAGATAGTTCAATGCAGGATGAACTAGCCGCAACCATAAAATACTACACCAAGCTATTCAGTAATGCTTCTGGGTTGGACTACAGTGATTTGGTTGAATGGGTTGGTAGTGAACTGCTGGATACTCCATTTGGTGGTATGGCAGAACTTGGTCGTGATGGTGATAAACCTAATGGACGTGTCAGGTGGATTGAACCGCTAGACAGTGCAACACTTTATCCAACACTAAACAAAGACTTTCCTGTAATTCAGTTCTACGGTGGAACACAGGTAGCATTTCCTGAGTATGCAATGTCTCGTATTGGCATGACACCAAGAACAGATATTTTGTATAAGGGATGGTATGTTGCTCCTCCTGAAAAGATTTACATGGCAATGCAGATGTTGAGCAGGGGAGATACTTATTATGCTAATCTTCTGTTGGATATTCCAACTACAGGTATACTTGATCTCGGTGATATGGAAAAGGAAAGTGCTATTGAATGGGTTGATGCATATAAAGGTCTATTAGCCAATGGTGGTAATGGGTCATTCAAAATCCCCGTCTTGTATGAGCACAATAACGATGTAAAGTATATTCCGTTTGGTAAAGTTCCAAATGACATTATGTTTGATCGGATCACACTTAGGTATGCTGCTGTAGTATGTGCCGGGTATGGGATGACTTTATCTGATATTGGAATTCAAACCACATCATCTGGAGGGGAAACTTTAGCAGGAACAATTCGTAGTGAACGAAAAACCAGGCGTAATGGATATGCCAGGCTCAAGAAGAAGTTGAAGGCGTTCTTTGAGAAGATACTTCCTCCAACTTTGCAGTTTGCTTGGATTGATTTTGACGATGAAGTAAACGCAGCTCTTGGACGGTCACGACTTGCTAATGCATCCGCATTCAAGTTGTTACGAGACACTGGTGTTATTTCTGTCAGAGAAGTACGTCAGCAATTAGTTGCTGATGGTATGTTCACTATCTCCATGCCAGAAGAACCCCCCGCTGAAGTAGAACCTAAAACACAGCCAGCTACCGATGTAGCACAGCGTAAGCCGAATATTATGAGTAACCCTCCTGTACCTGCTTCAGCAGGGGGGCATGGAGAAAAGTTAATGTCTGTTCCTACAGACTTAGAGTTACGTTCTTTTGTAGCCAAGGTTCTTGAGACTGTGTATGATGAGTTGTATGCTGTGAAAAGTGAGATAAGTGCTGACGAACTTCCAATGGCTAGAATTGCTGTTACCAATTCAATACTTAGTGGAGAAGTGAATAAGAGTTTACACGGTGTAAATTGTGATTGGATCAAATTATCTAACAAGGATGATGAGTTATTCTGTGAAGAATTAGTGAAGAAAAGTGTCACTATGGCACTAAAAGATGCTATCTTGTCAGATGACGGACTTGACTTTAGTGATACAGATGTGTATGATACCTTATTAGAAGCAGTAACTATGCAACTTAGCAACGAGTTAGAAGGTATTGTTGCTGTCGGAGTTCAAACCAAACAAGGAGTATAGAATGGCAGTAGTTCCAGGTCAGTTTAAAGAAATTGAGTATATGCAACGGCGCATTGGGGCAGTACCTAACCCGACCGCTGGTGTTGACAGCAAGATCAGTGTACAGATGGAAGTTGCAGAAATGTTTAAGAGCGGATGGACATTATTCGCAACCCACTATGGTGGCGACAACGGTTCTGGTGTTGTTGTCATGCACATCTTCGTGCGGTAATGAACGTAGTCTTCTTGTTGGTCGCTGGAAATCTGATAATTCACCTTGTCCTCGGACTTCCAGCGGCCAAAGTAATGTCGGTCAAATGGTTAGACGGTTGGTTCATTGAGTTATTTCATTGTCCGTTGTGCATTGGGGTGTGGATTTTCTTTGTGATAAATTGTTTGTTTAGATTTGAGATTACATCGTGGGCACAAGTAGGATATATTCCCGTAGTTAGTGAAGCGATCACAGCAGCAATTATGAGTTGGGTTAGTTTTATTTTTATTCTTGGGTTGAAATTTCGATATGGAGAGTTCACTGCATGACAGACAAACTATTAGTCGAACAAACAATGAACGTGACTAAAGCTAGTTTCGATAAGAACACTGGAACTATGAGAATTCGTATGGTCACTTCTGACACGGACTATGATGTTTTCGGTGAGCGTATGTCTTTGGAGCTATTCAATGACTTCACATCCAGAATTGAAAAGGCAGTTCCAGTTCCTGAACCATACAAGTCAATTCTATCTGAGAAATCTGGATGGGACGGTGGTATGCCTTATGTGTCCGTTGCCCACTTCAAGAG